ATGCCTCCATCCTTTACGGCGGGCGTGCGCGACAGCCCGTCGAACCTGGCGGCCTCGCTCGGCGCCGGCCGGGACAAGGCGGCAGGCGACAGCTTCGTGCTCTACGACCTCGACCGCGGCCAGATCGAGGCCATGTACCGGGGCGACTGGCTAGCCCGCAAGGTCGTCGACATCGTGCCCTACGACATGGTTCGCGAATGGCGCGAATGGTCGGGGCATCGCGAGGATGGGGCGCGGGCCGAGGCGGCCGAGCGACGGCTCGGACTGCGGCGGGCCGTGCAACGCGCCCTGACCCTGGGCCGGCTCTATGGCGGGGGCGCCATCATCATCGGCACGGGCGAGACCGACCCGGCCGCGCTAGCGCGCCCGCTCGACCCCGATGCGCTGCCACGCGGCAGCCTCAAGTTCCTGCATGCGGTGAGCCGCTGGCAGCTCGCCGCCCCGGCGATCGACCGCGACCCTCTGAGCCCCTGGTTCGGCGAGGCGGTCAGCTACGTGGTGGCGCCCGGGCGCGGCGCCTTGCGGCTGCACCCCTCGCGCGTGGTGCGCTTCCTCGGCAACGCCTGGCCCGACCCGAGCCTGGGGGCCTCGGTCTGGTCGGATTCGGTGCTGCTGGCGCTCTACGACGCGGTCCATGCCGTGGCGCTGACCATGGCGGGCGCGACCTCGTTGATGCACGAGGCCAAGGTCGACGCCGTCACAGTGCCGAACCTCTCCGAGCACCTGTCCTCGGCCGACACCACGGCGCAGCTCTCGGCGCGCTTCGCCTATGCGGCGGCCATGAAGTCGATCAACAATCTGCTCTTGCTCGGTGATGGCGAGACCTGGGCACGCCAGCGGATCGACTTCGCCGGCCTGCCCGAGATGGTGCGGACCTTCCTACAGGTGGCCGCGGGCGCCGCCGACATCCCCGTGACGCGCCTCCTGGGCCAGTCGCCGGCGGGGCTTTCGGCGACGGGAACCCGGATGGCAAGTGGAGCGCGGAGGGCGGTGCAGCCCCTGGCAAGGGTCCATTCGTCTTCGTAGCCGGCAACGAGACCGAATGGGAGCAGAAGAAAGAACTCGAGGGGACCGGCGGGCCTCCCCCAGATGTGGAGTCGGAAACCCCCCGGTGTTCAAGCCTGTCCCCGGCATGACGCCTCACGGTGCGCTGTCCAATGTGCCAATCCCGATACCGCCGAAGCCGCTGGAGTCGCGGACAACCGTAGTCGCCCCAGGGCTGAGCGGTTCGCTGCCACCGCGTACCTCAGCATCCTCGCCGGCCGCATCTCAATCTACCTCTAATCAATTTGACCCAGGCTCCACATCGCCGTTGCCACAGATGCCGCCCCGACTTCATCAGGGCCAGCAGGACAAGCACATACCCGGTACGAATAACTACGAATTGGGTAAAAGCATTCTTGACTATCCCGATCCACAGAGGTTGCTCAATCAGCACGCTGGAACGACCACCTCAGTCAACAAAGTCCCCCTGGGTCAGCCGGGATCGAAGGAGCGTGTCGACTTTGGACAGATCATCGGCCGTTTTCGTGACGAAATGTCCGGCTCTTATGTTCCGACAGTCCGGGGCATGATACATTACGGGAAGCAAGGCGCCCATATCGTACCAATCGAGCCTTGATGTAGAGGGGGAGCGTCGAATGACAGAGTACAGAGAGGAGGTGCGCTTCATTCTGGCCTTGAATGGGGCGCTCATTGGAGAGGTCACCGCAAATATGCGTGCGATTACAATACGAAGGGATAGAAATGAACTTTGGACCAGGTTCATATTCTACCGTTCTCCGAGCGAAGATGAAATAGAAGCAATGGGTTGCATCGGCACCGAAGTGCTCTCCAATTTCCGAGACGAGAGTGGATCCGAGAATTATGAAGTGATGCCGAGCGGCCGCATCGAAAGGCAACCGAACGAGTATCTTGTCTTCAAACGGAAAGAAGAGGAGACGCCCTAAGCACGTGCAGTTACACCGTGCCCCTGACGACCGTGGTGCGCACGCCTGATACACGAGGCCAAGGTCGACGCCGTTACGGTGCCGAACCTGTCCGAGCACCTCAGCTCGGCCGAGACGACGACGCAGCTCTCGGCGCGGTTCGCCTATGCGGCCGCCATGAAATCGATCAACAACCTGCTTTTGCTCGGCGACGGCGATAGCTGAGCCCGGCAGAGCGTCGACTTCGCCGGCATCCCTGAGACGGTGCGAACCTTCTGCAGGTGGCGGCCGGTGCCGCCGATATCGGGGCTCACGGAGATGACCCCTCCAGCGCCTTTTCCCGAAGAGGCGAGGTCGAGACCAGCGTCATGTTCGTGGGTGCCCGTCCCGGTGACGCGCTTCCTGGGCCAGTCGCCGGCGGGTCTGTCGGCGACGGGCGACAGCGAGACGCGCAACTACTACGACATGATCTCGGCCCGCCCGGAGATCGATCTCAGGCCGCAACTGGAGCGACTCGACCGGCTCATCGCCCGCTCCGAGGGGATCGACCCGGCGGCGTTGACCACTCGAATTCCGGCCGCTGTGGTAGCTCAACGCCGCCACGAAGGCCGCGCTGGCGCTGTCCAAGGCGAAGGCCACGCAGGTCTACGCCGGGCTTAACCTCTGGCCGGCCGCCACCACGGCGCGGCTCGTGGAGGCGCAACTGATCGAGGACGGGACCTACCCCGGTGCGGAGGGGATCTTCGCCGAAATCGAACGGGCGGGAGAGGTGGGGGCCGAACTTCGCGGCGCGGGTGAACGGGACGCGCTCAGTCTGGTCGCCGACTACTCCCCGGCGCAACCCCGCGATCCGCATGGCAAGTGGACCGCGGAGGGCGCTGAGCCTTCCCATCCAGCTCAGAGGAGTGGGATCCGTGCGGGACAGGACAGCCGGAGCGGTTGCTTGTCCTCCTACGTCGATCCGGAGCAGCGGGTCCGCCCCGATCGTTCGTTGAGAACGATCCGAACTTTGGTGGACGAAACGCCGTCATCGCTGGGCTACGAGGCTGGCTGTGATCTCCTAGGCGGACCTCGTTATTGTCCTCGCAGCATCTCGAAAATTGCCGGAGTGGCGGCGGAGGGGCTTTTAATATCGATGCCGCTGCAAACTGCCGTTGTCCCCTCTCGATCGCGATGCGATCTACATTGCTCAGGTGGAATATGCCGATCCTGAGTGGGACTTCCATATGGTCGGGCCATCCGACTACGACAGAGCCGTCTTCGATCCAATGCAGAACGTCTCCTTCTCCTGCAAGGCCTGCGCCTACGTGTTCTTCGATGCGGCCTATGCAGGTCACGAGATTGTGGACGACTGCATCCCATTTGATCTCGATGCGGAGCAGTATATATTTCGACATCGTTGTACAACCAGGATAAGAGGACAGGACTGATTCTGGGCAAGATCACCTCGCTTTAACTGCCCTGTCCCATTCTGACAGTATCGCGCCGGACACCATAGGACGCACCGATGCAACCGTGAGCTACGGCGTCCCCCATACGCTGAACGTGCGGCGACCTATCGGACAGCCTGATCCCCGGCCTCGGGGCGGTCAGCTACGAGGTGGTGGCGCCGGGGCGCGGCGCGCTGCAGCTCCACCTCCGCGCGTGGTGCGCTTCCTCGGCAACGCCTGGCCCGACCCAGCCTGGGAGTCACGACGCCCTGACCGGCCCCGGCTCCGGCTCCGGCGAAAACATCCGGCCGAAAGGGACGACGGCGGCCATGGCATCACGGTCCGGTTCGTCGCGCCCGCCGAGCGATCTCGAGATCGCGCTGCCGGACGCCTTTCGGCCGCTGTTCCAAGGAGCGCGCTACAAGGCATTCTACGGCGGGCGCGGCTCCGGCAAGTCGCATTCGGTCGCCACAGCCCTCGTACTGATGGCGGCGGAGCGGCCCTTGCGGGTGTTGGCGGCGCGCGAAATCCAGCGCTCGATCCGTGACTCGTCGAAGCGCCTGCTCGATGACCGCATCGCGGCGCTGGGCTTGCAGGGCCGCTACCGCTCGACCGCCGAGGCGATCCGCGGGCGTAACGGCTCCCTGTTCCTCTTCGCCGGGCTGCGGTCGAACCCGGACTCGATCAAATCCATGGAGGGTGTCGACATCGCCTGGGTCGAGGAGGCCGCGACGGTGTCGCAGCGCTCGCTGGACATCCTGGTGCCGACGATCCGCAAACCCGGCTCGGAACTGTGGTTCACCTGGAACCCGCGCCACCCCTCCGACCCGGTCGACGCCATGTTTCGCCGCGGGCCGCCGCGGCCTGATGCCATCCTGGCCCGGGTGAGCTACGCCGACAACCCGTGGTTCCCGGCCGTGCTCGACGCCGAGCGGCTGTGGGACAGGTCGCGCGACCCCGAGAAATACGCCCACGTCTGGGAAGGCGCCTACCAGCTCCACGCCGAAACGCGCGTGTTCCGCCGCTGGCGGATCGACAGCCTCGCTGTACCGCAGGGCGCTCGGCCCTACTACGGCGCCGACTGGGGTTTCGCGGCCGACCCGACCGTGCTGGTGCGCTGCTTCCTGTTCGACGGGTTGATCTACATCGACCGCGAGGCCTACCGGGTCGGCTGCCCGATCGGCGAGGTCGGGGCTCTGCTCCGCAGCGTCGAAGGAACGCACGGAACGAAAGCCTGGCCCATCACGGGCGACAGCGCCAGGCCCGAACTGATCGACCATCTGCGCCGCGAGGGCTTCCGCCTCAGGCCTTCGATGAAGGGCAAGGGCTCGGTCGACGAGGGGGTGGCGTTCCTGCAGGGCCACGACATCGTGGTCCACCCGGACTGCCGGCACGCCATCGACGAGCTGACGCTTTACGCGTACCGGACCGACCCGCTCACCGGCGACATTCTGCCGGTGCTCGAGGACCGCCACAACCACGTCATCGACGCGTTGCGCTACGCGCTCGAAGCCGTGCGGCGCTCCGACTACCGCCTCCTCACTCTCGTGTGACGACCCTCGTCTTTCCCGTCCGGGGAGGGACGAGCCCCCGGCCCCTCCCTCCCATCCTGCGAGCCCGCCATGCCTCCATCCTTTACGGCGGGCGTGCGCGACAGCCTGTCAAATGAACAAACGAGGGTGGACGCCTGAGCAGGTCGAGGAAGCCGTCGCGGGCGGAAGGCGCTTTCCCGCTTCAAACCGCATCAACCCAGAAAACGGCGCGACTCGATACGTGCACCCAGAAAATGGTAGGTCAATCGTCATCGACACTCAGACAGGCGAAATCATTCAGCTTGGAGGGGATTATTTTGACCACTAGCCAGACTATATACATTCCCTTGTTAGAGGAGGGAACCGACGTTTCGAGACCAACGCAAGGAGTGAATTTGGGGAACAATGTTTTTATGGTCATGCCGACAGATGATTATGACCCGGAGGATGAGACATGGCAATTTTTACCAGGCAGTGTTGTTGTATGCGAAGAAAGGTGCGGCAGTATTGGCCCAATATTGATTGCAAAAAGAACACGTAATGAATAATAACGCTGATAACGCGTGAATCCGGAATAACGCCAGCGGCTTCAAATGGGGCTGTCACTGGTGCGGCACCAAGGATCCAGAAAGATCGTCGGGCACTTTCGTCGGCGATCACCAGCCTCCGACGGCGGTCATCCCGGGTGACGGGCAGCAGCTCATCTATCCTCATTGCCAGAAATGTAGTAATCGGCAGGGAGGATACATCAAAAGTTTCAAACAGCGAGGTTATGGTCCATGAAGGCCATCAAGTCGAACGGAGGCCCGTTGATCGGGCTCGATCGCGACCACATGCGGCTCTGGACGGGGATCGACGGCAAGGGCTTCATCGGCGACGACGCGCCATTTAGCAACGATTACGAGGCTGGCTGTGATCTCCTAGGCGGACCTCGTTATTGTCCTCGCAGCATCTCGAAAATTGCCGGAGTGGCGGCGGAAGGGCTTTTGATATCGATGCCGCTGCAAACTGCCGTTGTCCCTCTCGACCGCGACGCGATCTACATTGCTCAGGTGGAATATGCCGATACTGAGTGGGACTTCCATATGGTCGGGCCATCCGACTACGACAGAGCCGTCTTCGATCCAATGCAGAACGTCTCCTTTTCCTGCAAGGCCTGCACCTACGTGTTCTTCGATGCGGCCTATGCAGGTGACGAGATTGTGGACGATTGCATCACTTTCGATCTCGATGCGGGGCAGTACGTATTTTCGACATCGTTGTACAACCAGAATAAGAGGACAGGACTGATTCTGTGCAAGATCACCTCGCTTTAGGAGGCCCCAAGCTTTTCTCCCAGCACCAAACCGTTCTATACGCTTCAGGAATAATCAGAACAAGGATACCACGTTCATCCCATATCGAAGATGCTGGACTCGATCGCGAAGGCGTTGCCGATGCCATCAGGAAGGACCTGTCGAATTGATCGGTAGCTTCATCAGCCGGGTTGTATAAAGGCGGCGTCATAGTAGATGGACGGCGGATTGAATACAACGCCTTCAAATTTTCTGATGGAGAGATCAATGTGGGGAGAATCATCGTCCCATGAAGACTTGGGTGGACGGCCCTTGCGTGATGCAGAGCGAGACTTAATCATTGCGATGCTCGGTGGGGAGAAGACCGTTGAACTCGACAAGCTCCGCGTGAACGACGCGGTGGACGGAGATATGGGTGGGATCAAATTTCTGAAACTGAGACAATCCGAACATAGCTTTGGAAGAGCTATCGCAGAGGCTCAGTATGTCGATGCAGACGATATTCTGGTAAGCGTCGTCTTGAATATTGACAAGAGCGGTGATCTTCTTGAGTTGGATTTTTGGAAAGTCGATTTCAGCCCGTTGCAGATTTACCCGAAGGTCACTCAAATCAAGCTAGTGAACAAATCATAGGACAACGCTGACGACCGCCGCACGGTAGGTTGAAGAACTATGGATCCCCCATCCATCGTCCCAACTCATATTTGTGGAGGAACGTAGCGACCCGCCCAACTGCTACGACATGGTGTCGGCCCGCCAGGCGATCGGCCTGAGACCGAAGCTGGAGCGCCTCGACCGGCTGATCGCCCGCTCGGAGAGGATTGATCCGGCGGTGTTGATCTCGCGTTCCGGCCTTTATGTTCCGCATTTGTTCTTGACACCGGGCGGCTGATCGGGTCTAGATGGCTTCACTGCAGAGATGCGGTCGGGCCCGGGGCTCTTCGGTTCCGGGCCTTCTTCTTGGCCGGTCGACGATCAGGCGACCCGCATCCGGATCAGCGCTCCGGCCACGTCCACCCCAGCGTCGCCTCACCCTCGACCACCGTCTCGCCGAGCCGCTTATCCAGCACGAAGGCGCGGGCGTCGGGCACCGCCTCGAGCGCCGCCACCAGCGTCGGCGCGTGCGACACGACGATCACCTGCGAGCGCACCGCCGCCGCCGCGATGAGCCGGGCCAGCGGCGCCAGCAGGTCGGGGTGGAGGCTCGCCTCGGGCTCGTTCAGCACCATGAGGGGCGGCGGTCGCGGCGACAGCAGCGCCGCCACGAGCAGCAGGTAGCGCAACGTCCCCTCGGACAGTTCGGCGGCCCCGAGCGGGCGCAGTAGGCCGTGCTGGCGCATCAGCAGCTCGAACAGCCCGTCGTGGTCGGCCACCGAGACGGCAGCGCCCGGGAAAGCATCCTCCACCGCGGCGTCGAGCGCCTCGGCGTCGCCGATCTCGCGGATGGTCTGGAGCGCCGCCGCGAGGTCCGCGCCGTCGCCCGCCAGCACCGGCGTGTAGGTGCCGACCTGGGGCCGGCGCGCCGGCGCGTCGCGGTCGGTGCGGAGGTGGTCGTAGAAGCGCCAGGCGCGCATCCGCTCGCGCAGCAAAAGGAGTTCGGGTGCCCCCAGCGGGTCGGCGCTATGGGTCATCATGCTGCCGGTCGGGGCCAGTTGGTCGGCGGTGCGGCGCCACTCGCCCTTGTCGGACAGGACGCGCACAAGCGGGCCGTTGCGCAGCGCGAAAGCGTTGCCGCGCCCGAGTCGCTCGCCGGCCCACTGCGCCTCGGCCTTGATCTCGGGGTCGCGGTTGAACCGAGTCTGGCCGGGTATGGGGAGGCCGAGGTCGATGGCGTAGCCGTAGTCATCGTCAGCAAAGCCGAGCTTGAGGCTCACGGGGCCTTGTCGGGCGAGACCCTGCACCGGCTGCTCGCCACGGGTCATGGCCCGGGACACGGTCGCCGGCCCGGCCCACAGCGTCGACGGCAACCCGCCCTCGGCCGCCAGCGACTGGACGACCCGCCCCTGGGCCACCTCGGCCAGGAGGCGCAGCGCGCGATAGAGGCTCGATTTCCCGCTCCCGTTGGGGCCCGTCACGACATTGAGCGGCCCGAGCGCCACCCGCACGTCGCGCAACGACCGGTAGCCCGCGATGGCCAGTGCCGACAGCATGGATGCCTCGCCTGAGGGCGGTTGAAGACCGCGCCAGCATAGCGGCCGGGCTGCCCGGCGCGGAAGAGCGGCCGCGGCACGCCCGTCGATCCATCGGCTGCCCGCGGCAGCCCTCGCCAGGAGACACGATTCCATGTTGATCCACGACAAGGCGACGCCGCTGTCGCGGCGGCGGACGCCCGAGGGTTTCCTGCAGATGCGGGCCCGCATCGGTCGGGCCGGCATCCAGGATTACCGGGCGGGCGAGATCGGCGGGCCGGCCGGCGCCGCCTCCGACAGCCCGGTCCGGGTCTATCGCCCACCGGCAGAAGTGTTCGACCCCGCCAGCCTCGCGTCCTTCGCGGGCAAGCCCGTCACGCTCGACCATCCGCCCGCCATGGTGGACAGCAGAAACTGGAAGCAGGTCGCGGTCGGTCATTCCGGCAGTTCGGTCGAGCGCGACGGCCAACACCTCGCGACCGATCTCGTCGTCACCGACGCTGCGGCCGTGGCCAGGGCGGAAGCCGGCAGCGAACTGTCGAACGGCTATTGGGCCGATTTCGACTTCACGCCCGGCCTGACCCCGGAAGGCGAGCCCTACGACGCCGTGCAGCGCAATATCCGCGGCAACCATGTCGCCCTTGTCGACCAGGGCCGCTGCGGTCCGAGCTGCACGATCGGCGCCGTGGGAACCGTTGGCGCGAGCGCCGACGCCGCAACGGCCGACACCGCCCGCGGCACGGCCGGTGTCGCCGCGACCGCGGTGCTCGACTGCCCGCCGGGCGACGCCACCGCACTGGTGGCCCGCCTGGAGGCCGACATCGCGGCTCGTGAGGGCGAGCTCGCGGCGCGCGACGGCGAGATCGCGGCCCTGAGGGCCCGCGCGGCCGCCGATGCCGCCTCCCTCGACCGCCGCGCCGCGGAGCGTGGCGCCGTGATCGATGCGGCGCGAGGCATCATTGGCGCCGGCTTCGACCCGAGCGGCCTCGATCTCGGCGACATCCGGCGTGCCGCCCTGGTGAAGGCGCTCGGGGCGGATGCCGTGCGCGGCCGTGGCGACGATTACGTGACGGCGGCCTTCGATACGGTCGCGATGCTGCGCGGAGCCGCCGGCGCGGCGGCCGTCAACCCGCTGGCCGGCCAATTGGCCGGCACGGCCGCAAGCCGAGAGACCCCCGCCTCCGCTCTCCAGGCCCGCAACGCCTACCTGGCCCGCGCCTGGAGGCCCGACCTCTCCCAAGGAGACCGCTGATGCCCGCCGTCCAGACAAGCTACAATAATTTCCAGTCGCCCGGTTACCTCGGCATGGTGGCCAATGGCGAATGGGTGACCAACATCGTCTCGCGCGTGGTCGACCCCGCCGCGACCGCGGCGGTGGCGCCCGGCGACCCCGTGCTGCAAGGCGCGTCCGAGCAGCTCGTAGTGTCGGCCAACGGCGGCAGCGGTGCCTTCCGCGGCATCGCAATCCGCGACGCCACTCTGCCCCCGACCGCGGGTGATGTCTTCGCCCCGACCGTGACGGTCGGCGTGATGACCAAGGGCGTGGTCTGGGTCAACGCCACCGCCGCGGTCTCGCCCGGCCAGCCGGTCTATTTCACCGCGTCGGGCCAGCTCACCCCCGTGGCGACCGGCAACACCGCGATCTCCGGCGCCCTGTGGGAGAGCGCCACCACCGGTGCCGCCCTGGCCAAGCTGCGGCTCGGCTGATCGCCGGATCGCGCACCCGTCCCTCTCTCCTTCCGTCAGGACCACCCATGCTCCGCGCAACCACCGACGCCCAGGCGGCGCTCGGCTTCCTGCTCTCGCAAGTCACCAGCATCGAGAGCGAAGTCTATGCGATCCGCTATGCCGACATCCAATATCCGCGCCTCGTGCCGGTCGACACCTCGGCCTACCCATGGGCCAAGACCGTCACCTATTTCACCTACGACCATGTCGGCCAGGCCGACTGGATGAACGGCGACGCGAGCGACATGCCCTTCGCCGAACTCAGCCGCACCAAATACGAGACGACCGTGGAATCGGCCAAGATCGGCTACCGCTACTCGCTCGAGGAGGTGAACCAGGCCATGATGATCCCTGGCATGAACCTCAACGCCGACAAGGCCGCGGCGGCCAAGCGTGCCGCCGACGAACTGGTCGAGCGGGTGGTGATCTCGGGCGACAGCCGCAAGGGCTTTCTCGGCCTCGTCAATCAGACGGTGGTGCCGCAACTGGCGGTGCCGAACGGCGCCTCCGGCTCGCCGCTCTGGACCCAGAAGACGCCGGCCGAGATCCTGGCCGACGTCAACAACGCCCTCGTGGGCGCCTGGTCGGCCTCGAACCAGGTGGAGTTGCACGACACGGTGCTGCTGCCCGTGGCGCAGTTCGGCACCGTGGCGTCGACGCCGCGTTCCGCCACCTCCGACACCACCATCATCACCTATCTCCAGCAGAACAACGTCTACACCTCGACGACCGGCCAGCCGCTGACCATCCGGACTGTTCGGCAACTGGCGGGCGCCGGGGCGGGCGGCACCAACCGCATGATCACCTACCGGCGCGACCCGCAGGTGCTGAAGTTCCACATGCCGATGCCGCACCAGTTCTTCCCGCCGCAGGAACGCATGCTGGAATTCATCATCCCGGGCATGATGCGGCTCGGCGGGCTCGATGTGCGCCTGCCGCGCGGCATGTCCTACAACGACGGGATCTGAGCCATGCGGGCCCGCGTGACCAACCTCGGCCGCGCCGCGCGCGGTCTCCAGACCAGCGCCGGCGGCACCGCCATGCTGGAACCCGGCGCCTCGGCCGATCTCGACCTCGCCGACCATCCGGTGCACGAGGCCTGGGTGGCGGCGGGCGAGGTGCGGGTCGATCGCCTCGCCGAGAGAGAGGCGAAGCCGGACGACACGCCCCTCGCCCGACCGCTCGACAAACCTCCGGCCCGCGGCGCGGGTCCACGAGGCCGTGACGGCTGAGCGGATCCTCGGCCGCTCCGGTTGTCGTCCGTCATCGGTTCGCCCGCACCCACCGCGGGCCAACACTCTCTCCCGCCAGCGGGAGACAGCCGCACGCGCCTTTGCGCCCCCCAACCCTTACGAGCCCGCCATGCCTCCATCCTTCACGGCGGGCGTGCGCGACAGCCTGTCGAACCTCGCGGCCTCGCTCGGGGCCGGCAAGGACAAGGCCGCGAACGACAGCTTCGTGCTCTACGACCTCGACCGCGGCCAGATCGAGGCCATGTATCGGGGCGACTGGCTGGCCCGCAAGGTCGTCGACATCGTGCCCTACGACATGGTTCGCGAATGGCGCGAATGGTCGGGGCACCGCGAGGACGTGGCCCGGGTCGAGGCGGCCGAGCGACGGCTCGGGCTGCGCAAGGCGGTGCAGCGCGCCCTGACCCTGGGCCGGCTCTATGGCGGGGGCGCCATCATCATCGGCACGGGCGAGACCGACCCGGCCGCGCTGGCCCGCCCGCTCGACCCCGATGCGCTGCCACGCGGCAGCCTCAAGTTCCTGCATGCGGTGAGCCGCTGGCAGCTCGCCGCCCCGGCGATCGACCGCGACCCTCTGAGCCCCTGGTTCGGCGAGGCGGTCAGCTACGTGGTGGCGCCCGGGCGCGGCGCCTTGCGGCTGCACCCCTCGCGCGTGGTGCGCTTCCTCGGCAACGCCTGGCCCGACCCGAGCCTGGGGGCCTCGGTCTGGTCGGATTCGGTGCTGCTGGCGCTCTACGACGCGATCCATGCCGTGGCGCTGACCATGGCGGGGGCGACCAGCCTGATGCACGAGGCCAAGGTCGACGTCGTCACGGTGCCGAACCTCTCCGAGCACCTCAGCTCTGCCGACACCACGGCGCAGCTCTCGGCGCGGTTCGCCTATGCGGCAGCCATGAAGTCGATCAACAATCTGCTCTTGCTCGGTGATGGCGAGACCTGGGCACGCCAGCGGATCGACTTCGCGGGCCTGCCCGAGATGGTGCGGACCTTCCTGCAGGTGGCGGCGGGGGCGGCCGACATCCCGGTGACGCGGCTCCTGGGCCAGTCGCCGGCGGGTCTGTCGGCCACGGGCGACAGCGACACGCGCAATTATTACGACATGATCTCGGGCCGCCAGGAGATCGACCTCCGCCCGCAACTGGAGCGTCTCGACCGGCTCATCGCCCGCTCGGAGGGGATCGACCCGGCGTCGCTGACCTTCGCGTTCCGTCCGCTGTGGCAGCTCGACGCCGCGACGGCCGCCAATGTGGCGCTGGCGAAAGCGCAGGCGACGGCGGTCTATGCGGGGCTGGGTCTGTGGCCGGCTGCGACCACGGCGCGGCTCGTCGCGGCGCAACTGATCGAGGACGGGACCTATCCGGGCGCGGAACCGGTCTTCGCCGAGGCGGAGGCGGGAGGGACGGGGGCCTACCCCGCCGGCCCGTCCCCCACCCTCGACTTCGACCCCGGCCAGCCGCGGAGCCCGGACGGGAAATGGACGACGGGGGGTGAGGGCTCGGCCACTCCCGTCGGGTTCCACATGGAAAGGGAACGGCGCAGGAGACGGGAGAGAAGGAGAAGGGAACGGGCCGCGGAGGCCCACCACGCTGAACCCGCAGAGCAGGGCGACCCCTCACGCACTGGTCGTCAGAAGGTTCGGCCGGCGCAGCAGCCGAATGATCCTCGATCTCCGACGATCGCACCAACCCCAGAGCCCTCAGCGTCTCCACCTTCAACCAGCTCGTCGCTGGCCCACCCGCCACCATCAGCCATCCTCAAGCCTGATGGGATTCCTAGTCACTGGATTGAGAAGCCCTCAGATAAAAAAAGCGGAATAAGGTGGACTGATCCGGATAATCCCAATAACTACGTTCGATTAATGCCCAGTAATCCGGATAGCCCCTTTGCTCATCAACGAGTTCCCTATATCATCCGTCAAAATGGAAGTTACAGGGACGTGAACGGGAATTCGATAGGCGGGTCGATGCCCGCGCAAACGCCCGAGGCGCACATCCCGGCTGATCAGTTCATCTTCACGGGACCATGATTTCTGTGGCAGTCCGCCATGGCGCTTGATTCGTCGGAGGTCAAGTTGGCAATAGATATGAAAGCTTGGAAACAGCAAGTTATCGGTGAGGTAATGGGTATTGCTGACGAAGCGCATCAAAGAACCTCATGGTTTGGAGTAGGGCCGTGGATCAATAGCCCAGACGAGCAGTTCTGTAGGTTCTTCGACGATGCAGACGTTCCTGAGTTCTTGTCGCGAGCCAATAATAGATTGAGTGACGAACAGGCGCTGCATCTCACCAAATTGAACGTCATGATGAGAAAATTGTCTGATAATACTCTCGACATTATCAAGCCGGAAGACCTGATCGACGATCCGCGATGGCAGGAGATACGCAAACAGGCATCAATCACTCTCGACGCCATGTCGGAGAATGATTGAGCAGGCCACACAATGCGGTCCTAGAATTCCCGGATCCATAGCTTCGGTCGACCGCGATCCCTTGAGCCCTTGGTACGGGGAAGCGGTCGCTTACGAGGTCGTGGCGCCCGAGCGCGGCGCCCTGCAGCTCTATCCGTCGCGCGTCGTGTGCTTTCTCGGCAACGCTTGGCCCGACCCGAGCGTCGCGGCGACCGTGTGGTCGGACAGCGTGCTCTTGGCGCTCTACGACGCGGTCCACGCGGTGGCGCTGACCACGGCGGGTGCCACGAGCCTGATGCACGAGGCCAAGGTCGACGTCGTCACGGTGCCGAACCTGTCCGAGCACCTCAGCTCGGCCGACACGACCGCGCAACTGTCGGCGCGCTTCGCCTATGCGGCCGCCATGAAATCGATCAACAACCTCCTGCTGCTCGGCGATGGCGAGACCTGGGCCCGGCAGCGGATCGACTTCGCCGGCCTGCCCGAGATGGTCAGGACCTTCCTGCAGGTCGCCGCGGGCGCCGCCGACATCCCGGTGACGCGATTGCTCGGCCAGTCGCCGGCGGGGCTCAGTGCCACGGGCGACAGCGATACGCGCAACTACTACGACATGATCTCGGCCCGCCAGGAGATCGATCTCAGGCCGCAACTGGAGCGTCTCGACCGGCTGATCCTGCGCTCCGAAGGCATCGACCCCGGCGCGCTCACCTTCGCGTTCCGTCCGCTCTGGCAGATGGATGCCGCAACGGCCGCCACTGTGGCGCTGACGAAGGCGCAGGCCACGCAGGTCTATGCGGGCATGGGGCTGTGGCCGGCCGCCACCACGGCACGGCTCGTCGCGGCGCAACTGATCGAGGACGGGACCTATCCGGGCGCGGAACCGGTCTTCGCCGAGGCGGAGGCGGGAGGGACGGGGGCCTACCCCGCGGGCGCGTCCCCCGCCCTCGACTTCGACCCCGGCCAGCCGCGGAGCCCGGACGGGAAGTGGACGGCAGGGGGCGGTGGCGCAACCTCTTCTCCGGAAAGCAGCCCGGCTGCGGTCGCCGGTAAATCCCGATCTCAAGCCTCTGCCTCGCAGCATTCGCCAAGTCCCACCGAATTGAACAGGCCGGGTCAAGCGAGCGGTTTCATGGGTCTCATCAGCACGCTGAACCCAATCGGGACGGCGTGGGCCCAGGAGGACGATCCCAAGCCGGAACTCGCCGATCCGCTAGCGGAGCTGAGGAGGGAACGCTACGTCAATGCGAGAATGGCCCTCCGGGCCATAGACCCGTCCAACCGGGCACTTGAGACCCTGTCGGCACCGGATTATGTCTCGTCCGAGGCCGACATCGCGAGGCTCGAAGGTGCGGCGCGGGAGGCGGCCATCGCGCGGACCTGCGACTTCCTCAGACCTAACGGGCAGCCGATCGGCCAACGTGGCACGTCGTCGAGTATACGTGTGCTCTCCGGCGGGCGGGCTGCCGCGCAACGGGATTATGATTACCTGAGTGTGGGCGGCACCGCCGTTCCCTTTGATAATGGATTGATGGTTCGCCTGCCCGGTAGTGCCGGTACGGTCACGCTACGGCCAGTTACATCTACGCCCGGCTCGCCTGCCATAGACGTTACCATTCCGGGTATTATCTTTCGGAAGCTACATTACTGAGGTTGGCGATGTCTGATATAGAAAGAATAGCATCGGAGCTCCACGCCGAGGCCAGCATCGATTTTTTCCATGTCTGCATGGTCGCTGAAATCCTGCGAGAGGAGCTAGATCTGCAAAGCCAGGAGGAGATCCGCCGCTGCACGCTGGATGTCATCGGGCGCCTGATGGCGTTGGGCGTGTTTCCCGGCGACTACGATCATGCGACGACGATGCTGTTCTGGCCGGGAACGACGGCTGAACTTCTACAGCGCATCGAATCCGAATGGATCGCGATGGGGACGACGCCGACCCTGGAGCATCCCATCTGCTGGTTCGGCCTGAAGCGATCGGAGCCGGTCTGACGTCGTAAACCCCTTCGCAGTCGCCGGCGGGTCTGTCGGCCACGGGCGACAGCGACGCCCGCAACTATTACGACATGGTGGCGGCGCGTCAGGAGGTGGACCTGCGGCCGCAGCTGGAGCGGCTCGACCGTCTGATCCTGCGCTCGAAGGGGATCGACCCGGCGGCGCTCACCTTCGCGTTCCGTCCGCTCTGGCAGATGGATGCCGCCACGAAGGCCACGCTGGCGCTGTCCAAGGCGAAGGCCACGCAGGTCTATGCGGAGCTCGGGCTGTGGCCGGCCAAGACCACGGCGCGGCTTGTCGCAGCGCAGCTGATCGAGGACGGGACCTATCCGGGCGCGGAAGCGGTCTTCGCCGAGGCGGGGCTGACCATCCAACCGGAACCACCATCGCTGATGGCGGCCGACGTTTCCGACACGAAGACTGTACCGATCATACGTCCTCCGAACCTCCGGTCACGGCCGACGCGAATAGTACTGCCTTTCGAGAGCGCGTACCGCAACTCCCAGCCCCGGATCCGCCCATGGCCACGCTCGTCCTTCGTTCGGCCGGCGCGGCGATCGGCACCGCCCTCGGTGGCCCGCTCGGCGGACTGATCGGCGGGGCCCTCGGCGCCGTCGGCGGCGGTGTGGTCGACGGGCTCTTGGCCAACGCGCTGGCACCCCGCAAGCACAAGGCGCCCGGGCTCGACGAGGTGGCTATCACCCATGCCAGCGAGGGCACGCCGGTCAGGAAGCTCTGGGGCCGCATGCGGGTCGGCGGCAACGTCATCTGGTGCACGCAGTTCCAGGCCGTCGTCACCAAGCAGAAGACCGCCAGCGGCTCCGGCAAGGGCTTCGGCAGTTCCACCACCAAGGTGACGAGCTTCGAGCTCTCCTTCGCGGTGGCGTTCTGCGAGGGCGGCGACGACGTCACGCTCGGCCGCGTCTGGGCCGACGGCAACGAACTCGACCTCAGCCAGTACGGCTACCACTTCTACAACGGCTCCGAGAGCCAGGCG